ACTTTTGTTACAGGCATTTAACCTCCAAGTAACTCATTCATCATTTCGTGAACGTCGCCACCGCCAACTTTCATGACTTTGACTTTAACACCGTCGCCATGATCGTCGTACATGTCTTCTTCCATCATCTCCTCTTCGTACTCATCACCCACGCCATGTTGCGTTTGGTGGCAGAGCAATAAGAAATTAACGAGCTGGTCGTCATTCATATCTAAGCCTTCAGAGTCATGAGGGAAACCCATTTTCTCCATGAAGAGTTCTGCGTTCTCTTCCATATTTTCTACATTTACTTCAGCCATTTTATTCTCCTTGTGACTTCATTTTATTAACTTCATCCATAATGGTATTTTTTATACCACTCAACGCACCTCTTGTGTCTTCCATTCTCTCACCCATATATTCCTGTATTTGCTCAGGTGAAGAACCTTCCATTAACCTAACGTCATCTACAGACCTACCCAAGCCTAAAGTTTGCAATATGCGCTCCAGTAGATTGTAATTTTGCTCACTGTCTGTATCTGGACCCATTTCGCCTTGACCAGTGCCAATGGAATCTATCAAGATGCCAAGCTCATCGTCGCTCATTTGACCAATGTAATCTTCAAAGCTAACATCATTCTCTATTGGCATTGCCCTCTGCGTGCTTTCAGCTAACGCCCTGTTGATTGCCTCTATTTGATCTGCCATTATAATAAACCTTCTGGAATGCCTTGTGGATTGTAAACTGATGAGGTTGGGTCGGTGATTGGATTGAACTGACCATCTAGCCAAGCCCTTAATTCATCAGGAGTTAAATTACTGTATAGATATTCATTAACTGCATCTTGAGCTGCCTGTCGTGCTATTGGATTTCTATTTTTAATATTATTTAATGATCGCTCATACACCTCGTATAAACCTTTTTCTCCACTTGATATTAAATTATAAAGACCTTGCGCCCTGTCAGACAATGTAGACGCTGTGGCTTCAGCAATAGCAGGGTCAATACTGTAATCAGTTGGCTCATCGACTATTGTCGTCATGTCTGTAAAGTCAATACCATCAGATGCCTGATTGGTTATGGTTGTAGAACTTGCAGGAACAAATATATTATTTAATGCATCATCTGCGTCATCTATATTATCTGTATCAACCACTGTATTTATAGACTGTACCCCATCTTGGCCAAAATCACCAGAAGTTCCAATTTCATCTGGAGACATAAAACCGTTGCCAAAATTGTAACCTTCATTTGTAGTACCTGTATCATCTATACCATCTGTATCAACCACTGTATCATCTACTGTATCATCTACTGTATCATCTTCCTCCCCAGGGGCTTTCATTTTTGTGCGTTTTGCGTAGGGTATATATTTTAAATATTCCTCTGGAATTAAGTCACCAGTATCTCTAAATCTGAGTGAGCCATCAGCCTCCTGATAGACATCCACATCAAAATCTGGGCCTGCGCCAACGGCACTCCATATTGAATTACGAAGCCAACTAGATGGTGCGGTAGACCTGAAGAGATTAAAATATTCTGCTGGCGGTTCACCTTCTCCGTCACCAATTATTTCTATAGGTTCAGTTGTGTCACCTCCATTTGCTGGCGGTTCACCATCCCCAACAGTATACGTTCCGTCGGGATTTTCTGTGTAAATATTTGTGTCAGTAATATCTATCGCGTAAGGATTGTCATAAGGATCTATTGTAATGCCAACATCTCCTTCACCAGCGGAAGATCCAACACCATCATCACTACCCATACCAAAGTCAAAATCAGTTCCAGTTACACCAGCAGATATACCGCCACTTCCAGTAGTATTTACCAAACCTATATCATCAAATTCTTCACCTGATAAACCTGTATTGCCTCCTATAGTCTCTGTAGAAACACCAAGATCACTTACACCAACATCACCTACACCATCAACACTACTCATACCAAAATCAAAATCAGTTCCAGTTACACCAGCAGATACATCAGTGCCAGAATCAACATATCCAGAACCACCGTCAGATACACCTAAAAAACCACCATCTAAACCTATGTCACTTGCACCGCCAGTAGACCCAATAGCAGCACCCATACCTGAATCTGCATCTACAGATGCATTAGCAACGGCAGCTTCTGCAATTGCAAAGGCATTATTTATTTCTTCTTGGCTTGGACCGCCATAACCACCACCAGGAGCTTCGCTTCCACCGAAGCCTCCAAAGCCACCGCCACCGCCATAGCCACCACTTCCACCAAAACCAAAACCACCGTCACCTGGAGGATATGCAGGAACACCCATAGGTCCAGGTTGCCCAGTGCCGCCCAGTTGACGCAGTAACATTTCCTCTTGGGGATTAATATATGCCAACATATGTGGCTGGTTTGCAATTACTGTGCGTCGGGGTAATACTCCGAATTTATTGTTGCCATTGTAGTTCATTACATTCCAACCCCTCGCCATCGAGCTGCGTCTGGATCACTTGCTCTGACAGGGCTTCCATCTGGTCTATACCCAATAATTTCTGGAGGCATTAAGTAATCTGGAACCATATAGCTGTAATTTGGGTTAGATAAAATCTGTTGGTCTGTCAAATTATCTTCTCCAAACACTAAATCTTTGTTGATTTGATTATTGTTACTAACCATTTTTGATTGAGTGTTTTCTTGAGTTGTGCCAGGGAAAAAATATTGACCTAACTTTGCGAGACCAGCTCCAGGCATAACGTAACTTCCAATTTGCTCAACAAGCGTTGGGTTGGGGTCAGTCTTTACCTGTCCACCAGTCTTAGCCGCGTAAACACTTGGTATGCCTCGATAGGCTTCAGGTAAACTTGGGTCGTAAATAGCCTCATTACTCATGCCATATACAGTTCCATACGGATCTGTTGACGTAAATATACCGCCATCCTTGTCTAAATCAAGAAACCCAAACACGCCTTGGTTTCCAGTCCTTGGTACAACTCCACTTCCTTTTAATTGACCTCTCATCTTTCTACTTCGGTCAGCGTATTTTGCTGTTCTGCTTCTGTTTTGCTCTGCACGTTGTGGTGTCATCATGGATCTGGCTAACTTATCCAGTGCGCCACCCTTAACGCCACCGCTAAACATCATGCCTGTCTCAGGATTAATACTAGCCGCTGTACTGCGAAATGCAACTTCAGGAGCAATGCCTGTAAATTCGTTTTCAGCTTTTTCTCTAGCTGACACTAAGTTCGGGTTGTAAGGTGCATAAAGGGCGTTTCCTGAATCGCTTATTGTGTAGCCTTTATCCAGCAGAGCTTGCATGTTTTTATTTTTTTGGAAAAAGTTCTGGCTAGAGGGAACTGTCTTCTGGGTTTTTTGGTTTGTTCCAGAAAATACTTTATCAACAAAACCTTTTACTGTGCTAAAAAGACCACCGCCATCTCCTGGAGCTTCTCCTAAACTTTCTGCAAAGCCACCAGGGTCTCCTGCTGTGTCACCACCTTGATAACCTCCACCCATTGCCTGGGCTTGTCCTGGACTCATACCTAAGTCACTATATGCCATATTACGCTCCTTGCATGTTTGGCTTAGGCATCGCTGCGGTGACGCTACTTAACGCACCCATGTCACCCTTACCCATTCTCTGTCTAATGTCTTGCACCTTCTGCATGAGGTACTGGTTCATATCCAATCCACCTTGCATAGGGGAGCTTGCTGGTGGTTGAGGCATTGGCTGACCTTGTTGCATCATCATCGCTTGCTCTCTTGTCATACCAAATGCAGAAGGATTAATTGGCCTAATGGATTCTAAAATATCATTCGGTGACATTCTTAATAGCCTCCATTTGCATCTCCGCTTGGTTCTTCTCACGTTCTAATTGTATCTTAGAGGCGTTCTTCTCACGTTCAAGCTGTAATTCAGCCTCCAGCTTCTGTATCTTAGCCTGTAAGTCTTGCTGTGCCTTCATCTGATCGATTTGCATATCTTGCTGTGCCTCAGCTTGCTTGATTTGAATTGCTGACTGAGCCTTCGCCTGATCTGCCTCGATTTGTGACTGTGTCCTTGCCTTCAGTGCCTCAGCCTCAAGTTGTGCGAGTTGCTGTGCGTACTGTAGCGGATTGCCTTGCTGACCCTGTTGCTGTTGCATTGCCTGTTGCATTGCAGGGATTGGTTGCATTTGCGGAGCTTCCTGGACAACCTGAGCCGCTCTCTGGCTAATTAATCGATCCATCTCAGGATTAATATCCTCAAATTTAAACTCTGGGTCTCTAAAGTCTGGCAATACTGGCAACTGAACGCCCACACTTTCCTCCATGCGGATTCTGTAAAGTAACGCAATATGCTCTGCAATATGTGCAAGTAGTATCGGACCCATTGTCTGTTGAGCCGCTGGATTGCCAGCCAACGTCGGATCTTGCATGAATTGCATGTGAACTGCAATGTGCGAGTCGTGGTCTTGCTCGACAAAGGCTCGAATTGGCTTGCCGTACATGACGCTCATATTCTCGTCAATCGGGTCAAGCATGACAGCCTCTTCAGGTTTCTTTAAGACCTCGTCAATGTTGGGTATCCGTATTGCCTCGTACATTCTCTTGAATGCGGAGTACATGTCGTGGAGCTGTGGAGCCGCCTTCGCCATTTCCAAAATAGCCTGAGCCTGTGCAATACGCTGTGCCGTGGAAAAGATGTTGGGGTCGCTTACAGGAATAACATCGATACGCTCGTTGAAGTCTGCTGCAAAAACTTCTTCGCTACTGCCCGATAACGCAAATGTAAACGACTCGGGCAGGTTCTCGGCATTGAGATCAGCGAGCAATTTGAACTCCTGCCCCTGCGCGTAATGCAGTCTCTTGTGGATTGCGGAGAAAGCCTTAGAGCCTTGCTCAATAAGTGCTACTGTCGAACCCACAGGTGCATTAGGGTTTACATCCCCAACATTCAAATCCGCTGTGCTGGCAAATCTCTGTCCAGCCTGAACTATAAATCCAAGCAAGTTAAACAGTGACTGGCTTGGCTCCTTAAATGGCAGTGGCATAATCGCCTTGTTCACGTCGTCAACTGTCGAATCTAAATCAACAAACTCGCCTGGGTTAACCTCCAGCTCACCGCCATTCACACGGCCTCTTAACTTAAA